GGCAACCGACGAGGCAACCCGCGAGGCAACCGGCGCGGCAACCCGCGAGGCAACCCGCGAGGCAACCGGCGCGGCAACCCGCGAGGCAACCGGCGCGGCGGCTGCCTGTCAAGATTTAGCGGGAATGGGGGGCTTGCAATGCGCTCAACGGTGGTGGGGGAATTATCAAGGTGGCAATATGTGGGCGGCTTACGATAGCTATTTATCAGCAGGACGTGATGTTCTCGGCCTGAAACTGCTTATTTATGACAAATATGCAGCTTGGGAACAATGTGCAATTGAGGGCGGATTCCGTGTCATGCATGAGGATTTCTGCATGGTGAGCGATTTCCCGGAAATTTTGAGAGTGGATAACGAAAATCGCCCACATTGCGAGAACGGCCCGTCACATCGTTGGCGTGACGGGTGGAGTTTATACCACTGGCACGGTGTCGTGATCCCGGGTGAATGGGTAAGCGGGAAGCCGCCATCGGCAAAGGAAGCACTTACATGGCCCAACATCGAGCAACGTCGCGCAGCATGTGAAATTGTCGGTTGGTCAAAAATTCTGACCGAATTGAACGCTCGTATCATCGATGAAGACGGCGATGAAGAAATCGGAACATTACTGGAAGTTGATTTACCGGACTCCGGCCGGGAGCGGTTTTTGCAAGTGAAATGCGGCACGGGACGCCAGTTTGCGCTTCCTGTACCGCCAGACATGAGGACGGCGATCCAAGCAAATGCCTGGACCTACGGTCTTGATCCTAAAGACTTTTCACCCGAAGTACGTACTTAACCAGGAGCAATTGAAATGAAAACATTTAACAAAATGGCAGCACAAGGCGATCTGATGATCCGTCGTATCGACTCTATTCCTGCTACTGCGGTAACGGTTACACCGGAAAATGGTGTTTTCGTAGTTGCGCACAGCGAAACAGGCCACAACCATGTCATCGAAGCGCGGCCTAACGTTCAGCTGTTGACGACAGGCGATCCGATGATTTCATATCTTCGCGTGATAGAAGCAACGGACGCGACTGAAACGTTGTTGGAACATTTGCGCGGTCACGATACCCACGAAACAATCAAAATAGACGCCGGCGACTATGAAATCCGTCGTCAGCGCGAGTACTCGCCAGAAGGCTGGCGCCGCGTTGAAGATTGAACCCAGAAACGACGGCGTTAAACCCGTCGTATTTCGATTTTAAATTATATTTCAGTCCTGATAAGGAAAATAAAATGAAAACGCTTATTCTCGTCCTCTGTTTGTTCCTTTCTGCGTGTGGCGGGGGCGGATCGGGCGACTCTACACCTACACCTAAAGCAGTAGCCAACCCCCCTACGGCCGTAGTGTTTGATTACAGCAAATACACTGCCTGTACCAGTTCCTCTTGCGCTGGTGACCTGATAAGTAAATTCAATGTGGATAAGTTTTTCTGGAACAGCAATATTGTCTACGATGAATCTCTTCTCCCTGTTCAGGGTGTGGCGGCTTACAATCTGTGGCGTCCGGTTTTTGAAATTCAGCTTGTACGAAACAGGGCGACTGGCGTTATCTTCGCTCCCGGCCGGGACTACCAAGTAGTGAATAATCAGTTCGTTATTCCAGCCGGTTCCACTATCCCCCAGGTCGCGGTTGATTACGTGCACACAATGGTTCCTAACACGCCGCCGCAATTCCAGCCTTACACAAAGAACGGCGGCCCGTTGCGGATCGACAGTACCTATCAATCCAACCAAATCGCAGTCACGTACAGTAGCGCGCAATTCACAGCAGATCCCCCTGTCACCATTAACCCCCCTAGGAATTTGATAGGGAAGTTGAAAGCAGGGCAAGCAGTGACTATCACATTTATCGGGGACAGTATCACCGCCGGGAGCAATTCCTCGAAGGACAATGGGCAAGCCCCTATGCAACCCGGCTACGCTGCTCTAGTAACCGCGTATCTCAGCCAGCAATACCCAGGCCAGGTTTATACACGTAACAAGGCCGTAGGCGGCACAAGTAGCGTAGAAGGCGCTGCGAACGCCAGCGCTTTGGTTGGTGATACGCCTACCGATTATCTGGTGATCCCCTACGGTATGAATGACGCCGTCGCCCCTACCACAGCCGCGGCTTTCTCAGCCAACTTAACCACAATGATCAACGCCGCCAAGGCCCTCAACCCTAATGTGGAAATCCTGCTCGTTTCTAGCTGGCCGGGGAACCCCGACTGGCAACCTATGAGCTGGACGCCCTTCGTTTGGTATAACGGTGATATGTACGGCATGACTGGCGATCCAAAAATCTCAGTCGCCAACGTTACCTCGGCGGTATGGGACACGATGCTGACCCGTAAATCCTTCTATGACGTGACGGCGAACGGAGTGAACCACCCGAGTGATTTCGTGTATGTGGTCTACGCCCAAGTTGTGCTGAAAAGTATTTTAAGCATGTAATTTTTACCCACAGGAGAAAACAATGTCACTCGAATCAAGTATCGAACTTCTCGCTCAGGCGATCAATAACCTGGCGGCTGCGCAGACGATGAATAGCATCTCAGCGCCAAAGGTGCAAGTCACCACCGCAGAAGTCATGGCGGAACGTGATGCTTCGCAAAGTACTGTTGCCGACGCCAAGAAAAAGGTCACCGAAAAAAAGTTGAAAGAGACGGAGGCACCTACGACAGACGAGTCGTCGCCAGCGTCTGTACCGACTACCGAGTCATCTTCGCCAGAGCCGAGTTACGAAGACGTGCGCAAACAGATCTTGGCGATCGCAGGCAAGAGCCGTGACAAGGTAGTGGCGTTGTTGTCGCGCTATGGCGCCAAAAACGGCCAAGAATTGAAACCGGAACAATATGCCAAATTTATTGCCGATGGTGAACGCGTGCTGTCCGGCGACTATGATCCTGAAAAGGGGGAGTGATGACGGAAGAATACCACGCGCTTCTCAGCCCCTCGGGTGCGGCCAAGTGGATCAATTGCCCTAATTCCTTGGCCGCCGAGGCCGATCAGCCAGACATACGTGACCTATCAGCCGCCGATCTTGGCACTGATAAGCACGAACTGTTGGCCAAGTGCTTGTTGTCGGGCGTTTCGGCTTTGGGTTTGATCGACAGCGTCATGGCAAAAGGTAACGCGGTCGATCAGGACTTTGCCGATAGCGTTCAGCAGGTTCTGGACAATATCGCGGACAGGGTCCAAGCGTATAGGTTGGCCGGCGCCGATGTCCAGATCGAGATCGAGCAGGATGTGCCTATCTCGCAGATCACGGGCGAGGTCGGCGCCACAGGTCGGGCTGACGTTATCTTGCTGGCGACTTGGCCCGATGGCCGCGCCGAGATATGCCCGATCGACGCTAAGTTCGGTTACAAGGAAGTGGAGGTCGAAAACAACGTTCAGCTCATGATGTACGCGGCGGGGGCGCTGGAAAAATTTGGACTAGTTGCCGACTTTCAGACCGTGACTGCCGTCATTGATCAACCGGCGCTCGGTGTTCCGTCCGAATGGACTTTCAGCGTAAAGGAACTGAAAACCTGGGTGGACACGGTTGCGGCGCCAGCAGCCGGGCGCGCGGTCTTGGTCCACCACATGCGCGACCAGCGCGCACTTAGGGCCGAGGACTTCAACCCGGGCACCAAGCAGTGTGAATGGTGCCGCGCCAAGGGGGTATGCCCCGCGCGGTCGGAAAAGGTCAAGGAAGTCATTGGCCTGGATTTCGACACCATGCGCCCGCCAGCGGAAACCACTATGCTGTCCAATGAAGATTTGGGCGATATCTGGCCGGCGCTGGATTTTATCGAAGACTGGACCAAGGCCGTGCGCGGCCGTATCGAGTACGAGCTGCTGCAAGGCCGTGAAGTGCCAGGCACGAAACTGGTCGAAGGACGTAAAGGTAACCGGTCTTATGAATCGGAAGAACAAGCCGAGACGCTGCTCAAGTCTTTCCGGCTCAAGCAGGAAGAGATGTACAGCTTCAAATTATTGGGACCGACGCCGATTCTGAAATTGTTGAAAGATCAACCACGCCGGTTGAAAAAAGTCGAAGCCATTATCACGCAACGATCCGGCAAACCGCACGTGGCCCATGTATCGGACAAACGTCCACCACTCGAAATCAAACCCCTGGTCGATGAATTTGACCCCGTCGATCCCGGCATGGATCTAGTTTAAGGAGAAATAAAAATGCGCGTCAAACTCAACGATGTCCGGATCGCTTTCTGCACTTCCGTTTTCGAACCGGAACAATATCAGAACAAAGGCCCCTTCCGCTATAGCGCAACCTTTTTGATCGTGCCAGGTTCGGCGAATGATAAGGCAATCTTAGCAGCAATCGAGACCGAAGCCAAAGCTAAGTGGCCGAAAAAATGGCAGGCTATGCTGGATTCCATGCGCGGCAATGCCAACAAGTTTTGTTACCAAAAAGGCGACTTGAAAGAATACGACGGCTTCCAGGGAATGATGTATATCGGGACTCACCGCAAGCAGGCCGACGGCCGCCCGTTGCTCATCGACCAATACAAAAATCCGCTGGTACAGAAAGACGGCAAACCCTACGCCGGCTGTTATGTGAACTGTTCTTTCGACATCTACGCCCAGGACGGTGAGAACAGCGGTATGCGTGCGGGGTTGATGGGCATTCAGTTCTTACGTGACGGTGATTCGTTCGGCGGCGCCGGGAAGATCGACGAGGACGAATTCGACAGCATCGAAGCCCCCGCCGACGACCTGGCGTAACTTGTGGCCCGGGAGACCGGGCTTTTCTTTCTAAAGAGGTGGCGATATGTGGTCATTTTTAGCTGCGGTCTGTGGGTCAATAGGTTTGTTCAAAACCATTGAACAACAGGAATTGGAAGAAAAACTGAAAGCTCAACGTAATGCGCAAATAAAAAAGGAAAATTCAGAACGTTTTGCGAATATGTACATGGACCAGCGACCCGATATAAACTCCCCCGCAGCCCATGCTCACGCTAGGAGACAAGCCGAGATACGTCGCGTTGTCACGGTTCCTGAACAGACTCGGCCTTATAACACGCAGCCGCAAACATCCACTCAGCATAACGATTTGCTGATGTATTTGGCTTTAAACGCGGCGACGCAGCCGCACTATACCCTTGTGCCTTCCACGCCAGATGTATCGGCCGGCGGCGGTACGTTTGACGGTGGGGGTTCGTCAGGCGATTGGTCTTCTAGTTCTTCAAGCAGTTCGTCGTCTGATACGTCATCAAGTTGCTCGTCTTATGACAGCTCTAGCAGCTCATCCGATAGCTCAAGTTCCAGTTGTTCGGGTTCTGATTTTTAGGAGGCCATAATGAAACACGTCGTGACACCAGAACGGATTAAAGTCGTCTTACGTATCGCCAAGGAAGGCGGGACTCGTAACGATGTACAGGAAGCCTTGGGTATTACTAAAGACGCAGCACGTGTCTTGGTTGAGCAATGTATGCGCGATAAGCTGATAACGGCCGTACGTAAAGGGTTGCGTCAGCCGGCTAAGTTGGCCCCTATAAAACGTTGGTCGCCTGACCAAGACGAGGAACAAAAAAAACCAACTGGAAGAAACTGGTTCGAGGGTTGGGCCGGCGCTCCGTGTCTCGGCTTGGGTAAAGCATGAAAAAACTGTGGTGGGATCTGGAGACATACAGCGAAGTACCGATCAATAACGGTACACACGCCTATGCAGAAGCCGCCGAGGTCATGCTGTGGTTATGGGCCGTTGATGACGGTCCGGTTCACTGTTGGGATCTCACTACGGGGGAATCTATGCCCGGAGAACTGATTACGGCTATCGCTGACAGCGAGGAGTACTGGGGCCAGAATTCGGGTATGTTCGATAATACGGTGGTGAAAAACGCATTACCGGGCATTTACAGCGTAATGTATCGTAACAGGCATCGCGACCTCATGGTGCAGGCTCTTTGCCACGGCTTGCCGGGCAGTCTCGACAAGCTGTGCGAAATATTCAAATTGCCCGAAGATACCGCCAAACAGAAGCGCGGTAGACAGCTCATTCAACTGTTTTGCAAACCACGCCCCAAAAACCAGAAACTGCGCCGCGCGACACGGGAGACGCACCCCGTCGAATGGGCGGAGTTCATCGAATACGGCAAATCGGACGTCACATCGATGCGCGCTTTGCATCCTAAAATTCCGAAATGGAATTACCCGAACAATAAGTTCGAGCTGGACTTGTGGCATCTGGATCAGGAAATCAACCAAGCCGGCGCATTCATCGATCTAGAGCTGGCGCAAAAGGCCATCGCGGCGGTCGATATCGCCCAAGCGGGATTAGCCGAGCAAACCCATGACGCGACCAATGGCGAAGTATCCGCCGCCACACAGCGCGATAAACTCCTCCAACATATCCTATCTGAGTACGGGGTCCAGCTGCCCGATATGCGCGCCGATACCCTGGAGCGCCGGTTAAACGACCCTAACCTGCCGGACGGAGTCAGGGACTTGATCCATATCCGGTTACAGGCCTCGACCAGCTCCGTGAGCAAATACAAACGGATCGTCAAAGGTATTTCCAAAGACGGCTACATGCGCGGCCTGCTCCAATTCTCCGGCGCCAGCCGTACACAACGTTGGGCCGGTCGTTTGTTGCAACCGCAAAACTTTCTGCGTCCCACACTGCCCCAAACCGATATTGACGCCGGGGTAGAAGCCATCAAACTTGGCTGCGTAGACCTCTTATTCGGCAATGTCATGGAATTGACGGCCAACTGTATGCGCGGCGTGATTATCGCGCCACCGGACAAAAAGCTGGTGGTCGCCGACTTGTCCAACATCGAAGGCCGGGCCGCGGCCTGGCTGGCCGGTGAAAAATGGAAGTTGCAAGCGTTCCGAGACTTTGATGCCGGCACCGGTCCCGATCTGTACAAGCTGGCCTACGCCCGGTCTTCCCGCATCGATCCCCAAGACGTGGATAAATCACAACGCCAGATCGGCAAGGTTCAGGAGCTGGGGCTGGGATATGGCGGCGGCGTAGGCGCGTTCCTGACCTTTGCCGCAACCTATGGCCTCGATCTGGACGACATGACCGACGCTGTGGTGGACTCTATACCGTCAACGATCTGGCGTGAATCTCAGGGATTCCTGGATTGGGCAAAAGATACCAAACGCCCAATTTTTGGCCTGACAGACGAGGTATTCTGCGTCTGTGAATCTTTGAAACGCATGTGGCGCGAAACAAACCCCAAGATCGTTACCATGTGGACTGATCTGGAAAACGCTGCACGGATCGCCATCTATCAGCCAGGTATCGTGTCCCCCGCCGGTATGGTCCATTTTCGGCGCGACGGTAACTGGCTGCGTATGATGCTACCGAGCGGCGATTGCTTGGCGTATCCGTCGCCAAGAATCGATGAAAGCGGATCGATCACCTATGCCGGCGTCAACCAATACAGTCGCCAATGGTCGCGTATCAAAACCTACGGGGGGAAGCTGTTCGAGAATCTGTGCCAGAAGATTGCGCGCAACGTCATGGCGCATAACATGCCGAGTATCCGGGACGCGGGTTACGATATTTGTCTCACAGTACATGATGAGTTGATTACCTACGCGCCCGATACACCGGAATTCGGTCATGAGCAATTATCCGTGCTGTTGGCCCAGAATAAGGATTGGACCAAAGGCTTGCCGCTGGCGGCTGCGGGATTTGAAGCGTATCGCTACAGAAAAGATTGACATTGGTTTAGCAATTGATATAATAAAAACGCAGCACAACAACTATAGGAGAAAGTCATGAAAAACCTCGTCCACCGCTGGATTCTCCGGCGTCAAATCCGCAACATCGCCGCCCATCTCAATGCTTTGGACCGTGATCGCGATCATGTCGAACGTTCTACCCTTTACTACGAACAAAAATGCCGTGACGTACATGTACAGCTGCTGAAACTTCAGTTGGGTAAAGCCAGTCATGCGTGAAATAGGCCGCAACGGGGTTGAAGCCTATTTCAAACGTCGCGTGAAAGAGGTCGGGGGGCTGACACGCAAATTCGTGTCCCCCGGCCGGCGCAACGTGGTGGACCAACTTGCGATATTCCGCCCCCTTGGCAAAGTTTTTTTTGTTGAGATAAAGGCGGATCTTAAAACGCCAAATGAAGGCCAGTTGCGAGAACATAAACGGCTGCGAACGATGGGGTGCGAAGTGTGGGTGTGTATCGGGAAGTCTGGCGTGGATAGATTCATCAATCACATCGTTTTAGGGGGCGCATCAAAATGAAATTCTGCAAAGATTGCAAACACTTCATCCCCGCAGGAACATTTTTGAAAGTACACGTAGACGCCTCATGCGGTTATTTGGGGGAAACCCCTAAATATGAGCCTGTTTACGGCGGGGCAATTCCCGTATGGGGTTACCAAGACCTGGCGACAATAAGGTCGGATACCGCAAAGTGCGGTCCTGACGCTGTTGCTTTCGAGATCAAAGAATGATCCGCAAAATCTACGTACCCCGCGGCTATCAGGACTTGATCACGGACTTTGAAATTGATACTGATCGCGTCAATGTGTTCGCTCAAATGGGCCTCGGTAAATCGGTGGCCACACTAACAGCACTGGAACGGCTGTACCTGGCCGGCGAGTCAGAACCGACTCTTGTCCTGGCTCCGCTACGAGTGGCACAATCCACATGGCCGGATGAGGCCAAGAAGTGGGCGCACCTGCGTAACATCGAGGTGCAGCCGATTTTAGGACCAAAGGACCGCCGTGTTGTGGCGTTGAATAACCGAAATGCCTCTGTTTTTACGGTGAATTATGAAAACTTACCTTGGCTTGTGGACTACTTCAAACACAATCCGAAACCGTGGCCGTTTGCCACCATTGTCGCCGATGAATCGACGAAGCTTAAAAGCACACGTATCAGCACCCAGACAAGCAAAAAAGGGAACGAATTTATCAAGAAGTCGGGGGGCAGTATCAGGGGGCGTGCGCTTGCCGAGGTGGCACATCGCAAAGTCAAACGGTGGATCAACCTCACCGGGACTCCCGCGCCAAATGGACTCAAAGACCTCTGGGGGCAGCAGTGGTTTGTTGACGGGGGGTCTCGGCTCGGTCGCTCGTACACGGCATTTACGCAACGCTGGTTCAAGCCTAGTTATGACGGCTTCGGCGTGGAGCCACTGCCCGGCGCTCAAGAAGCTATACAAGCGGCGATAGCCGATTGCACATTGAGTTTAGAGGCGAAGGACTGGTTCGATATAAAAGAGCCGATCAAGAACGTGATCCCGGTCCATTTACCGGTGAGAGCGATGCAGCAGTACCGCGACATGGAAAAAAAAATGTTCCTGGAGCTGGAGGCGGAAGTTGAAATAGAGGCGCTGAACGCCGCGGCTAAAACACAGAAGTGTTTGCAGCTGGCGAACGGCGCAATTTATACAGATGAATCACACAACTGGACGGAGATACACGATGCGAAATTATCAGCCCTTGACGATATTATGGAGGAGTCTGGCGGCGCTCCTGTGCTTGTTGCTTACCATTTTAAGCACGACCTTGCGCGGATTCGTCATGCTTTCCCTTATGCTCGTACTCTGGATAGTGATCCTTCCACTCTCACTGATTGGAATAGTGGTCGGATTCGTATGCTCCTCGCTCATCCACAGTCTGCGGGACACGGACTGAATTTACAGGATGGCGGCAATATTCTGGTCTTCTTTTCGATCAACTGGAGTCTCGAAGAACACCAGCAAATTATCGAACGGATCGGACCTGTACGGCAGATGCAAGCCGGTCACGATCGGCCGGTGTTTATTCACTACATTTTGGCGTACGGCACGCTCGATTATGACGTGCTGGACCGTCTGGAAACGAAACGCAGTGTGCAGGATTCGCTGCTCAACGCAATGAAAAGGAGAAAATGATGGATCGCAAAACCATGACAGACCACGGGATAAAATATTTGACTGATTTGGACAGAGTTATCGGTGACAAATCCCACGAACGTAGTTTTGAACAGCAAACTATCGTCCACATTCTGACTCGTTTGGATAAAAGGGTTATTGATCTGGAAATAGCCCACGCTGCGACAACAGATATTTCACCGCAAGCTTTTTCAGCCGCCGCCCAAGTCCAAGGTAATGGTCTCGTTCAAAACGGTTTCGTCGCCATGAATACTTGGGGCTCTCTCAACGCCAAGCCGACAGGTGTTATCGGCCCGGACAGCAACGCTAAGACGATCATGGACTATAAGAATTTCATCGAAGCCTTGCTGGACCTGGACTGCTATGCGCTGAACGTGACTGAAGAAGTGCGCAACGCCGCGCGGAAAGTATTGGGGCGGTAACATGTCCGAAGCCTTCGCAACGTCCAATATTGCGCTGTCCGTGATGGAGGCGCACGAACATTTTACCCACGTGGTGTTGAACCGTTCGTATCGGATCATCAACCCTGTGTATTTCAAAACAGGGTTGATCGCTCATTTGCCCGTGTACATCTACGCCAATTGGGATAAAGGCACATATTCACAATTGGAAAAGTGGCGTGAGAAAGGCGGGGTGCTGATCGATCGCTCGGCCAACTCCCACGACGTAGGCCCGCACGACGTGCTGATCCACGTTGAGTGTCCTCTTGGCATGTGGTCTTTGGACTGGTCCCGCATGCACGCGCAGCAACAATCCATCATCGCCAAGCCGCAAAGCTGGAAAACGCATTTTGACGCCATTGAACTGACAACACCTAGCGCAGACGCCTGCCGACGGCTGCGGGAAGCGCTGCGTGAAGTACCTGAACGCGCCGCCATGGCGGCTGTATCGAAGCATCCCGACAGCCTATTAGTGGCCACTGATAGCGAAGTGGCCGCCGCTACGGGCTTCTTACCGCAACACGTGATGTATATGCGACACGTTCTCCGGCCTCAGGAGCTGTGGTCAGTGAAACTACGCATCAAGCCAGAGGACGCCGCACTCGTGCGTTCCTGGGATGAAATGGAGGCGTTGGAAGCGGTCAACGGCGCACGGAACTTTGTCAAGCTTGGGGGGCCAGGCCAGCCGTGGAAACGATCCATCAAGGAGATGGCGCGCCAAGGTCATATCAGCCTGACGCGGTTACACGTCTACCCGACCGATGAAGTGAACTACGCCCGTATCCAGAAGGAACACGATATCGCTTACGTGAATTTGCAGGAGATTCAAAGATACGTTGAGGGGTTGCCACCCCATCCGTAAAGTAGGAGAACGTCATGATCGTCTATGTCATCGCTTTTGTAATTTCGTTTCAGGGAGCACCGTCTTACCTGGTCCCTAAAGATTTCCCACAATTCAAGTCCATGAAGGACTGCATGAAGGAAGCAAACCGGATCGCCAAGGAGAATAAGGACGTGACCGCCGGTTGTCTGACAGTTATTCCTGCGGGGGCGAAGACGTCTACCTAGGCGTGATATCGCGCTCGTCGGTAAGCGTCACGACTGTGGTACGTATTTCACGGATCCGGGGCGCGTTGGCTTGGTAGAGTTGGTTCAGTTCTGCCAGTGCGGCCTCGGCCTCCCCCCCGTGACCGGCGCCCGTGTTCCCGCCACGTAGCGCCAAGGCGGCGTCCAGCTTCACTTTGGCCATAGCGGCCGAGTCGCCCGGGTTCATCATCGCCAGGGTATGGATTTCGTTCAGTCCGTCCAGTTTGAAGGACCTGGACAGGATCGTGACTTGAGCCTCGAATTGTTCGGCGCTCATGCGATCGTAAGCCGGATCCGTTTTCACCTGCTCCACTGTCGCGGCGAACGCTTGCAGGACTGGCGACCGCCGGATGTATTGGTCGAGTTCCCGTACCGTGCAATCGAGCGCGCAGGATGACAGGAACAGGTCGCCCTTGGTCTCGGTCAACACAGCTTGTATGGAGGCCTCGGATATCAGGCCGGAACGCATGGCGCGGCGCATAATGCTCCTAGAAAGTGAGACCCTTGGCGTACCCCAAAGCTTGGAGCACCGGCAATTGCTTCTTGAGCCGGCCAGCGCCGATGTCAGTACGGTAGAACGGGCTGTTCGGAATTTTAACCTTTTTGATCGCCGAATAGGCCGAGCGGCGCGCGCCAGTGATTGTTTCGCCTGATCCAGTGCACACCAGTACGTAATCCCCCGCCGTAACCAAGGAGGGCAGATCGACCACTTTACCGTTGATCTCGGCCGGCGCCACACCCATCATGGCCTCGGACAAGTGGATATGGCTCATGTCATCGGCGCCATAAATCGGGATCCCGCACAGTTCCTTGTTCGTTATCTTGGAGTAGGGGAAGTCAGGTAACGCCATGACCACCGAGATACTGACCTGATCCACGATCGGCTTCAACGTATCTTTGCCGTTGATCTTGTCCAGCATCCATTGCGCGGGATCTCCCTCGTGGAGCGAGTTCAGGTTGTGCCGGATCGGCCAGCCGTCACGCATGGTCCATTCCAAAGGCCAGGGGGTTCCCGATTCATCGATCATGCAATTATTGTCCACGTAGCCGATGTAGCCGATTTCCTTCAAACGTTCCGTTGCCGGCAGCAACACCTGGTCGGCCAGCTTAGAGTGTTTGACGTAGCGCACGGTGGTGCCCATCTCCCCGGTATTAACTCCGAGATCCCCGTTCATGAGTTTTTTGTTCTCGAAGTTCTCGACGAAGTATTTGCTCCAACCGTCGGGGCCAAACCACCCGCCGCAAGCCATCTCCATGCCGGAAATCTTCTCTTGCAGGATGAAACCCTCCTCTTTGGCCGATTTCCGATACTTGTCAACTTTGTTCCACCGCCCAAGCATGTAGACCAGGTCGGCGGCGCTATCGGCGACATAGGATAGCGCGCGCTCCCCGTCGCCGGAGGGCTTAGACACGAACGCTTTACCTTGTTTTTTTACGTAGGCGATGGCGCTGTCGTAATCGTGGAAAGTCTTGCTGGGGATGATCTTCATCCCGCAGTCTTTCATGACTTGCTGCCCGACTTCACGATCGAGTTCCCATTCACGCGCCGCTAGATTGCAACCGAAAATCGGGTAGCCGATCCGTTGATAGGGGTCCAGCATATCGACATAGTGGGTGTTGTCCGGTAAATAGATCAAGTCCGCCCACCCGATCCATTTTTTGCGTAATGAATCGAAGTCGGTGATTTTCTTTATCATGCCCTCGCCAGCGCGGCGGTGTGTGCCGTCCGGACGCGGTTTGTCGTACCACATGACCTCATGGCCCCACAGCTGGCAGCGCATCGCCCAATCCAGAGCGTTAGAACCGACGTCGATAATGAGAATTTTCATTTAGGAGGGCGCTCAAGAAGACTTTGGGTGATACCGGGACCGTAGCGGTTGTACAGGTTCGCGCCGGTGTATAACGCTGCGGCGCCAGGGATCGCGGCAGGGTACGCCGCCAACCCCCCGACCGCGCCGGCAGCGCCGACTTTTTGCATAAGCTGCCTTTCGGCTGTGCCGCTGGACGCGGGTTCTTTCAGAAAGCGCTGCCCAATATCGGCCAGCTTGCCCAGATCACCGGCCGCGCCCTTGGCCACGAGCGATTTACCTGCCTTGTTGCCCGTGATAGCGCCCAAGAGCAAAGCCGGCGAAACGTCACCCGTAGGAGACTTGGCGACCAGACTTTCCAGTGTTTTACCCGCGGCGTATTGACGACGGGCGGTATTCAACGCCGCCAAGTCTTCCTTGCTCAAATTCGCTTTCATTGCATCTTGGATCGTGTCCTGCACATCACCCAATGCGTATTTCAGGTCGCCATTGGCTGTAGACCGGATCTGGTTACCAAGCTTGGTATTGATCGCCCGCAGCGTAGCGCCCGGCAATACGCCGCTTTCCGATTTGTTGATAATCTCATTAATATAGCTGTCAACTACCTTGGCTACGTCTGAAGTCTGAAACTTGGCCGCTTCTTGGGAGCTTTGACGCAAACCCCCAATAAAGTCCGCGTTCAATGGAATGTTGGTTTTCTCGGCTATGTCGCCAATCGTACCCCCCGATTTTTTCATCGCGTCGCTGTACGCTTTGCGGGTCAGTTTGTCGCCTTCGCCGCCGATGGTTTTCAGCAAATTGCGGTTGAATATGGCCTGGTTGGCGTCGGTGCCCCCGCCGGAGAAAGGAACCTGCGACGATAATTCACCGGCGACCTTGCCGTATTTGCTGCCATACACTTGGTCCGGTCGGAGCCGAAAGCCCATAGAATGGGCCTCACGGGCCAGGGCGCGTGTTTCCGGGTCAATGGCCGGTAGTGTGCTCAACGCCACGCGACTCAGTGTCTTGCCTACCTTAGACGTACCCGTGCCGAGGGCCTCGCCACCGGTAGCGATCGCGCGCGGAATTTTGGGGATCTGGCCCATGGCTTGGCCTTCGGGCGCCATGCCGGCCAGTTTGCTCTCATCGAAGGCGCTGCCAAGCGCTTGGGTGTATTCCTGTCCGGCAGCAGTACGCGGGCGGTAAGTGTGTTCCTGGGTGAACTTGTTGGCTGTATCCGCAGCCTCGGCAACGCCGGCTTGCGTACCGTATTTACCGCCAGTGACGCCTTTAGCGATGCCTTTGACCTGTCCAGCAAGACCTGCGGCCGTGCCAGAACCGACGGTCAACGCCGTTTCACCCAAGCCCTTCAAGATATCGCCACCGGTACGAGGACCCGTTTCTTGTGCGGGTGCCAAGCGCGGCTTCGGTGCTGTGGCGGCCGTATCGGGGATTTGTGCAGCGGGTTCCTTCGGTGCACTACCGAGCTGTTGTTGCAGGATACCGAACGCCTGCTCCTTGGTGGAGCCGTCGGGACCCTGCACGTCGTAGGTCTTACCCTCGGGGGAGGTGAACGTGAACTTCGGCATATTAATGCTCCTTGACCGACCAGCCGGAAGGGATACCCCCCGTCGGCGCGGTTTCTCCAGGGCGACCGGAGATACGCGCCTTTTGCGCGCTCATGACTTCTTTCGGTGCCTGCCGTGCAGCGGACATTTCTTTTTCCATCATGCCCAGCACCGCTTTCAGCTGCTCCGGTGTATTGGCCGTACTCAATAGTTCACGAGCATGTTCCTTGTCATGCACCGTCGGTGTGCCAGAGGGGCTAATAGCCCTTGCGTAGGCATTGACCGAGGTGTTGATCGCTGTGCCAAGGGCGATAACACGCGGATCACCGGTATTCGTTTGCGCGGCTTGGATGGCGCGGTTGGCGGGTACAAACTCGGTACGCGGTAACGCAGCCGAGGCTTGCAGTACCAAAGGAAAGGTTTTCTGTGCTTCGGCAGCCGCCAATTCCACATTGGTCGCTTTCGTGCCGGCGGTGCGCGCTGCTGCTTTTTCACCCCCGAAGCCAACATTAGCGGCCGCGACATCGGCACCCGTACCGCCTTCCTCGCGAGTTTGGCGCATGACCTCACGCCGCAGGGCGATAATGTTCTTGGCCCCCTGCGCACCGCGGCCGAGATTCTGGTACACCGAAGTGTCACCGGCACGCGCCTGTTCTGCTAAAAATTTCAAGTCTTCCGGACCAAACTTGGCGTCGTCGCCTGCTCCGGCAGCTATCTGCGCTTTACGGATGGCTAAAGACTCACCACGAAGTGCCATGGAATCCGCATGCGCCCGCTCACGATCAGCGCGGTCCAAGGACCTATCCTGCGCCCGTTGATCGGCTTCCCGTTTCTTTTCTTCCAGATTATCGCGCGCGTTTTGCAACTGGCTTAACTTGACCTCATTCGTGAACTGTTGCTGCACTTGGGCGGCTTGCATCTTGGCTTGAGTATCGAGCAACGGTTGCAACTGCTGCAATCCCGCCATCAGGTCGGCGCCCTTCAACCCTTGATCGCTCAGCAGCTTTACAGCGTTCTCGAATGACAACGGACCCGGCTGCTGCGCTTGCTGCTGCGGAGCCTGTGGTGGAGGCGCGATCATGCCCCCCTGCGGTGGCTGCGCGGGTGGTGTGGTGGGCATCGCCCGATACGGTGGCGGTTGCTGCGGCATACCCTGCGGCGCACCTTGAGGCGGCGTCCCCCCTTGCTGCATCTGCGGCTGGCCTTGGGACGTACCTTGCTGAGGAGGGGGCGGTAACATGCCGGGACGCGGCTGCATCATCGGCTGCGACGGTTGCCCAGGCATCGGGGGCTGTGGTGGCGGAGTACCCGCTTGTTGCGCGGGTGATGGAGGTGGGGCAAACAGTTGGGGCAAGGCGTTACCGGCGGTGTTTGCGGCTGCCATCTGACGCGCGCGATCTTGGCGCGCCTGCTCCAGCATCATCTGTTGCTGCTGTGCTTGTTGCAATTGCAGCTGCATTTGTTGCTTCTGCGCCTGCTGCTGTTGCAAGGCCCCCAGATCCTGAATGTAGGAGGGCATCCCGCCAAGTCCGGCCATGATATTTTCCTTTACACACCGTAAAAACCGGAGCCTAGCGACCCGTAAGAGCTACCCGGAGTGACGCCAAAAGAAGACGCTCCGGAGTTTCCTGTACCGTAGTTTCCGCTTACGTCTCCCCCACTCCCCCCGAACAAGTTCTGACCCCAGCTAGAATTACCCAAAGCACTAATACCCTGGTTCACCAAAGCACCGGTAGCACCGGCGTTGGCCGATGCCGCGTTATAAGCACTTTGCGTGGCGCCCTGTCCGTAGTTCATATACGGAATCTGTTGTCCTTGGATACCCTGCGCTTGACCGAGTTGGTTGTTCGTAATGCCTTGCGCTGTCTGGTACGGTAACTGACCCGTTTGCAACTGGTAAGTGTTCGCCTGATTCTGCGTTGACAACCCCTGTGCCAGATCGGCGTTACCCAACTGCCCGTAACTGCCGGCCTGGCCGTAAAGCTGGTTCAGCGCACCAGCGCCCTGTACCGCGCGGCCTAGTTGTTGGTTCTGCCAATCAATATTGAAATTAGACATCGCCTGGTTGTACTCTGAACCCCCCACGGCCGAGCCGCCGAGGCCACGTTGTGCCTGGCCGGCATTGACCTGGTCCCCGAGCTGCCCTGCGGTACGATTATACAAAGCACTTTGCGGGTCCATCGCCATGCCGTAGACCTGTTGACCCGCGCCCTGCAAATAGTTCTGCGCACCGTAAGCACTCTGCGCCTGTTGACCCAATTGACCCGCGTATTGCCCTGCAACATTCGATAACGCACCGTAGCTATCAGCGGCTCCGCCGGCGGCGTTCTGGTAGCCTCCTGCGTAGGGATTGCCCTGACCATACAGGTTCATCTGGCTTTGGTTCAAGTTCTGCCAACCCTGATCGGCGGTGCTGAGACCGGAGGGGACATACATGTTCGCGTTCCCGCCACTACCCCCACCGCTGGGGCTGGGGGCTAGTGCCGCGGATACCAGGGATCCGCCAACTGCGGCAGCAACACTCCAAGGCATGTCATTCTCCTTTAATCAGTACTTCGTCGATCGTCAACGGATCCGTCTCGCTGGTCGCGTGGACACAGAACCAAGTAATGTCCGTTAATGCCGTAATTGTATGCTCTTTACCCGCTTTTATCTCGATAACACAAGGCCCTTCGTGCACGGTGACCGCACCGTCCAGCGCAACGGCAGCGCTTCCCGACCCTAAAATACCGAAATGGTCGTATTCGTGCTTATGCGTTTCGGCGTAGTGTTGAGCGCGTAACCCCATTTCGCGGATATAAACGCCTGTGGAAAAGTGGTGTTTTATCATTTTTCGCACCGGATGCAGATAATCAACGTGATACGGTCCTCTGTACCCTCGTTGTAGACTTCGTGTTCCTTGGTGTTATCAAAAAACCACACCTCGCCCGGCGCCATGCTGACCACATCGTTTTCTACGCGGTTCACGCATTGCGGATTGGATTGCAGGACGACATACAATTTAGTGTTGTAGTACTTGGCATGCCAGCCGGTATCGACATGCGGCAGGATCTTGCCGCCCGGTGGTATTTTGGTGATCATCACACCCCCCAAGCGGACACCCTCCACCCGCGCCATCAGCCCCATCACAATAGGCCGTACTTGGGGCAAGGCATACCACTCTGGGTAGAACACGGACTCATGGGAGTCATTGAAGCCGGTGTAGTCGCCCGTCAGCTCATAATCCCTGACATCGTTGTAACGCAGCCAAATGTCCGACATATCGGAGTGAGGAGTACCTTCCGCTATCTTACGGATCGTATGCCGGTTCCACAGTTTCGGCTGGCGCTGCAAGGCCAGGAGCAGGGGTAACGTATCAATACCCTGGGCAATTTTAAGTAAGTTCTTCATTTATCCTCGATTGTCCGTTTTTACGTTCGGATCGGCCTGCATCTTGCCGCGAAAGAACGACGCCACACCCAGCACCCCGCCGACCGCTACCCACGCCTCGGGCGGGATATTCGGCTGCGCGATAGCCGGCCACCAGCCCCGCAGAATAGGAATGATGAAATACGCACCGATCCAGGCAAACCCGAAGCAGAACCCAACGAACGGGCGCCAGGTGTAGGTGGGCCAGTGGTCCGCCTTCGCTTCTACCTGCATGGTGGCGTTGACGGTAGCAGTATTCTGCGCATCGGCGGCTATTTCGGCCAGCTGCACTTCCTGGCTAAGTTTCTGGATTTCGTACTGCTGGTCGAGAACCGCTTTCTGAAATTGTAACGCCATGTTGGGATCGGCCTGAATAGCTGCCAACGCCGCATCCGGCGCCGACTGACCTGTTACGGCTTGGGCGATGCCGACAACTTTTTGCGCCACGTCCTCGGCTTTGCTTCCGCCGAATAAACCGGCGATCATGGGCGCGAACTGCGCCAGTGCTAAAGCAATCGGTAACATCACCCGCCTCCCGTTCTCAGATTGTCAGCGATACGATTCGCCCACCCCTTGCCGAAAGTAAGCCAAGTTTTCAGCGAGGTGAAATATCGCAAACGCAAACTGTTCCACCGCAGAATGAATTTAAGAGGATCGGTAGACGCCACTGCGGCGACGGTCATCGGACCAAGAACGCCGTCTGCTTTCACGCCGGCTGCGCCCTGCATCCAGATCACCGGATGCCCCCCGTTATAGTTGGCGTCGAATATCTGAAACGCTACCCGCCCGTCGAACTGGTCCAACTTCAGGGGATCCCAATACAGCTTTTTCGCCATGATCTTCGCGGATTCTCGTGGTAGGTCCTTCATGGCGCCGGAATAGCCATAAGCACGCGCCACACGTAACGTGATACCCCACATGGTCTCGCCGCCTGGGTCTTTTGGATTGTTGCTGTAACCGCCCTCGTTACCGATCAACAAATCGAAAGCGTCGTCAAAAGTGCTCATCTTCCACCGCCTTACGCCCTAACCACGCCTGCACCGTTTTGGTTTCATAGATACGAATACACACCCAAACAATGGTCACGAGCGCCGAAATTGAGGGCAACCACCCGATCAATGTCGCAATTACCGCTATAGCTGATAGCCCATCCACTAAATGCTTATCCATTGCTGTCCCCTTCTTCAATACGTGGTGTTTTTTGCGGCTGTGCAATACGTATGGCGTTGTTCAACGTATCCTGGCGCTGCACCACCTCATTGCGCATCGAGTCAACTGACGCCGCCACGTGATGGGTTTGCCGCGCCGCTTCCGTGATCAATATTGGCAACCAGCGTACAGCGCAGTCCCAGTGGTCCATGTCCTTGCCTGTTTGGGGGTCTTTCCCCACCACGTGTGTGTACCACGCGCATTGATGCTCGATACACTCTTTCTTGAGCAAGGGGCATACGTTTTTCACGACTTGACCCCTATGATCATATCGGTGAATTTGACCTGCGGTGTTGTGAACACCGGGGAAATCAACACGCCCGAACCCGCGGACGACGATGTGGCGCTGAAATTGTGCGTGTGATCGAGAGAAATATTAGGGCTTGCGGTGGTTCCTGACGTATCGTTCAGGCTAAACGACGTACCCGACCCGACAATGTTCCCCCCGCCCGACTCCCAGAACCCGGACCCGTTGAGCGAGGTGTGCGTATGGTTCAACGTCGTGTTATTCGCGCCGGTTACACCTGATACGGTGTGGTTGTGCGAAGGCAATTGCGATACGCCAATTGCGAAAGGTGTTACCGCAAAAACGCCCCCGAAGTTCCATTGGGACCAGGTTATAGAACCCCCAATACTGCCCCCTGCGGTATTCACTGTACGTAGAGCGCAATCGTTATACGCCGCTCCTGTTTCCAGCGTCCATCCTACCGGTACAGCCGCCTGGTTAAAAAGCAGACGTGTGCCCGCCGGCGCCGTCAGCGTTCCTATGGGCGAGGCGTTTGCATTTACCTGATTGACGATGAAATTAAAATCAGCCATTAACGGCGTAGCGTCTTCTAACTGACCGTTCTGTATATTGTTTGGTAAAGTTCCGATGATCGCCATGATTAGCTACCCATTAAAGTGTATCCGCAGTCTTGGTAACGTGCGTAAAAAGTGCCTATCGACAAGCTATTGGTGGCCTGCGCCGTTATGGTTAAAACAATTTTCTTAAACACAACAGGCGCGCTCCACGGTACTGCGTAAGTGGCCGGTGTATTCACCGCTGACGCCCACAGCGTACCGTCACCCCAAGTATTCGACCCCCAAACCCCGCCTATGTTTTTTGTCATCACGGCGGCGTTTCCAATAACATTTCCTTCGGTACTCAGCGCGCTGATGCTATAGGACACCGCGATACCGATAGATGACAGCTCAATAGTCGATTCTACTACCTGTTTCTCGGCCATGTGCCCTGTTTTGGGAAAGGAAGCGCTTTGCAAAACGGTTTGTAGCGGAACGCCTATATCGGTGAACGTAGACACTACCCCCGCTTGCGGCTGCGCCAGGCTGCGATACAAAGCACCCGGATTGGCCGCCGATGACAGCACAAAATACGAACCCGTCGTATTGCCTGAGACCATCGAGGCACAGTCATAAGCAAAAGTGTGAGGACCATTCCACCGCCGCCGATACAAATCGTACCAGTAGTCGTTAGAAACGTTCCCGTTTGGCGAAGCCGTTGGCACGCATACGCGATAAATACTCCCTTGGAAACCAGCCGCAATACGGGTGGGCGATGTCGTTTGTTGAAAAGGGGTTTGTATGTCGGCCGACGCCGTACCTGTCAAATCCTTATTCAGGGGATAGACGGTGCCGATCGAACTCAGGAAAAAAGGTCCTGATATCCCTACAAACGCTAGCCCGAAACTGGTGGGCACGATACTGCGGGGGGCGATGCACCCCGTCGTCAATGTGATGTAGTTTTGCGCCAAACTATTTGTCACCGCAGCGTCGCCCGTAATCTGCCACATGGATGCGGGTTTGAACACCACCAGGGCGCCCACAACACCGCTAGAGGTAGTCTGCACAGGAAGGCCGGACAAGGCGGTGATTGTCGTGTTATCGCCCACAGTGAGCGATTGACCGGCATTCGTGGCCGTCGTTGGTACCAACACGTCCGAATAGAACAGTTGGTTTTTAATGGCGAAATAAGCGCGATTATTGAAGTTCGCCACTGCCGACGGTACCGCTGTAAGCGGATTTGTTGCAAGGTTCGCCGAAGACCACGCCGGGGCCGCCGGGTTGCTGATATCGATTACCCCAAAAAACACGCCTGCCGCACCACTGAAACCCGGATGGGTAATGATGATTTTTACACCGATCACCGCCATCGTCGGCGGGGTCCAATTGCCCGAGGTCGCCGGTGATGTGGGCGTGTTAGCTCCGGTAACGCCTGAGATTGTAACGAAGGAACCCGCAGCGTTGTCGTAGCAAAACGGTTCATCATGCCCCGCATTACGGCTTGTGGCCAACATGCCGAACGTAAGCGTACCCAAGGTGATATGGACGGAAACAAATCCCGGCGATGTGAAGCCAGGGAACACCGTCAACGCCGTACCGACACCGGCACGAGCAGTAACTAACTCGGGGTTTGCCTGGTCGAAAATAAGATTTTGCAATGTGCGACACGCACCTGCGAAAGTATCCGTTGCGTCGAACGCATCGCTTAAGCCTTTTGGGGTAAATCGTACGGGGTAGGACTTAGGAATCGGCATTGCGGCTCCTAGTCGGTGATTTTCGTGGGTTTAAGAGTTCTGTTGGAATGAAAACGACGAGGGTCCAGGCGAACACTCTTGACGACCGCCTGTTCGTCTCCTTCCATGATGAGATGGATCCGGAGCATCTTATCGGCTTCGGCAACAAAATTATCATGCCGGGCGTCGTCCGTGATACGCATGAGCCGGTAGGCTGTCGCGTGAATCAGGTAGTCTGTATCCGGAAACCACGGGATACTCGCCGAAGTCTCAGGAGTAGCGATATCCGCCCTTTGCAGCATATAACGGTGCGTGAGCTGGATAACGCCGGACGACTGCGGGTAAATAAAAAGAAGGCCCAATCCACCCGTGGCCTGAGGAGATAAGTCAGTCGCGAACTCATACGGATAATTCGCGATGGAAGGGTCCTTAAACTCTTGGTCATACTCCTCCATCGAAATCGGATGAAGGAAATAGGGCAAATTGTTTTGCGAGAAAAACAGATCGTAGGTACGCAAATAATCCGGCTCCAGATTGAAGGGGCCGTTATTATTTGGTTGCGCGGTAATCGTGCTCATTACACGATTGATTTTCAGATCCCGATGCATTGCCAAATCCTGCAAAACCAGATTGAGCGATTGCCCACCTTGTTGCGTAAAGCCTGGGCATTTCGCAATTTGGCAGGCATAACTAACAATTTGGCTTGCAGTAAGTGCCATTACAACGCCCCGATAGTTTCGAGTTTGGCTTCGCCTTTTAGAATTTCGGCTTTGATCTGCTTCAGCTGCGTTGGGTAATTTTGCAAGTGCTGCGCTTCGGCGCTCGGCAGGGTACGTTTTTTGTTCTTTTCCAGCAGGTCTACGTATGCCTTTTCGATGTGCGCTTCCTGCTCTTTCAGCATTTTCACGCGTTCTTCCAGCACTGGTTTTTCCAGCACTTGCTGTTGACGCAGCAGCGAATCGCGGCACACGTCCATGCGATCGTTCAGCGACACATTATCCTCACCGGCGTACACGTAGCCAGTGATACGCAAGCTGGCGCCGTTCGGCGCGGGCAAGGTAATCTCGAAATTGCCGGTGATTGGCGCGCTGCCGGTATCGATTGTTTCTTTTTGCATTATCGGCCTCGTCCGCTGATTGTCTTGTTCATTTCGCGACGATAAAAGTTCTCGTTGCTGCCTTGGATACTGGCTTCGTGACCCCATGAGCGCTGCACGATCTCCTTGATCGTGCGCAGCAGATCGGTCTCGAAGGTGTAGGTCTCGCCGTGGTAGTACGGTACGCCGTTGACCTTGATGTCAGTACCGCCGGAGGGGGGCAGATCGATTTTGTATTTCCACAGCATTTTGCCATCGGCGTTTGTGCCCATGTCAATCTCGGTTGTCGCCGAGTTGAACAGGAGAACGCTTTGCGCGGCCGCAGCATTGTGCGCGGCCAGCTCGAGGGCTTTCTGTTCGGAAGTCTTGGAGGCGGCCAGTTCCGCTTCCAGTTCTGCGATCCGCTGTTTGAGCGTATCGTCATCTTTTTTAGGTGAATCTTCACCCGGTAGGCGTGTAGCCATTGCTATCTCCAGCGAGGTTTAAAAACGGGGGCCGAAGCCCCCGGGTGCGTTACGGTGTTGTTACCGTGCCCGCGGTGTAACCCGCAGTGAAGCCCGAGCCTGCCTCAACCCGCGCCAGGAATGCCTGGTTCAGGATTATGGAACCGTAGAACACTTTCCACGACACGACACGGGTTTGGTTCAACGGATCGGACTTGTCGGCGCCGGTCAGGTAATGGAACTCTGGATTTTCCAGAAGCACCTGACCATAGCTGTGGTTACCGATGAAGATTGTCGGGAACACGGTTACACCGGTTGCTGGCGCGGCTGGTGGAACTTGTGCGGCGCCGATGCCAGTGATAACAACGGTCTGGTTAGGAGCCAGTTGGGTGGCTTGGCCTGCCAGCGCGCCGACCGTAGGACCGGACGCCGACAAACCGAGGTTTGCGGGATTGGCCGATGTACCGATATAAACGCTGAAGGTATACCCCACCAGTTGCGGCAGGGTGACCGAGATAGAACCTGTCGGACCGGTGACGCTGATCGCGCTCGACACCTGATAGATCTGCTGCTCGACACTGGTTTGCGAAGGCGATGCGGTAACCACGATCTGGTAACCGGCGTTGGTCGCCAACTGACCACCGGCTGCCGACGGTGTGCCCTGGATAGCGGCGTTACCGACGAAATACGGCATGAAGTTGGTTTCAACATAACGCGAACCGCCGAACGGGCCGAGTTCGTTGTTGTACAGACGATTCACATCACTGTAGGACCAAGCGTTGACCACCACGGTATTCTCGCGCATGTCTTGCGCCGACAGCGGGTGAATCAATGCGACATAATGCTGCATGACAGCGGGTGATTTCGACGGGTCGCGATATGCGCCAGCTTCGATCATCATGTCTTCGCGCTCATCACCCATGAAACGCGGTACACCGTAGGTCAGCATGGAGCCGACAACACGGTTGTTTTCGTGGGGGGTCATGACATCAGTAGCCAGCAGGTTTGCACGGCTTGTTTTGCCGTTGGCGAAGTTCACCTGGGTAGCCGACATCAGGGTATTGAGCGTGTTGCGCTCCAGGGTTTCCGGCATCTGCAACGCCACCAGTTCGCAAGCTTGTTGAAACAGAGGATGCTTGATGGTCAGGTTGGCGACGTCGGTAATGATGACGCGGTCGCCCCATTGTTGGGCGGTGGCGGTGACTTGTTGCAACGTCATCGCTTCGCCGGGTGGCGCTACACCTTCTTGCAACGGCGCAAAAGGCAGTGGCAAGCGGGTATAACGGGAGGCGGTGTAAGTCGTACCACGATTGGTGTCCAGGTGCAAGGGTTTGCCGAACTGGTACGCCACCAATTGACGGCGGGCCAAAGGTTCGACTTCTTCCTGAATGTAGGCTTCAACGTCGGCCGTAAAACTGGTCGATTGATTGGTCACGCCTGGAAACAAGCTGTGGGCCACCGCAAGGATGGCAAGGTATAAGGTATTCATAGTGTCATCCTTGGTTGGGTTAAATTGGTTTGTCTGCCAGGCGCTCGCGTGCCCCCGACGAACTTCTGCTATTACCGCGTGAACGTACATCGCTGCGCGCCGCCGGCGTCCGGCCACGCGGCACACTTGCGGCGTTGGTTTTCTTCGGCGCCGCTTTCAGCTTACCCTCGGCAATATCCTTGCCCAGTTGGTAGTAGTAAAGCGTCTCGCGGTCAACGTTCTGACCTTTGTTGCGCAGTGTTTTCAGCTCTTTCTCTATCCGGTCTTCGTACTTGGCGCGGCGTGGGTCGGTTGCTGATTTCGACATGAAAGCGGCGCGGTCCTGCATATCCCGTGCTTCGGCCAGCGCACGATTTGCGTTTTGCTGCGTATCGCGCAAAGTACGATTGGCTTGAATCTGCCATTTAGTCATTGGATCGGCTTGCGGATCAGCTAACTGGCGGTCTTCCTCGGCGCGCAGGCGCTGATCCTCGGAGGGTGCTGCCGAGCTACGCTTGAGGGTTTCGACATCTTCCTCAAGCTTTCGGGCGCGCTCCAACGCTGCTTCTACCGCGCGGGAGCTGGAATCGTCCCGCGTGGCACGTTTGGATTGTCGTGCTGGCGGTTCGTCCTCATCGACGGTATCGTCGTCTGCCTGGTCCTCATCGACGGTATCGTCGTCTGCCTGGTCCTCATAGACGGTATCGTCGGGAAGTTCCGGCAGCTCGTCGTCGTCAACGCTTGGGAACAAGCTCGAAAAAAGCTTGAGAAATAAAAAAAGTAGCGTGTTCAAGGCGAAACTCCCGAACCCACGGAGGTCATTGTTGCTGTGGCCGCACCGGTGATTTGGATGACGTAATCAACGAAAGTATTTTGCGCGATGGCAACATGGGCGGGAAGCGTCCAGCCCGTAGCAGTAGTCACGGTCCACGCGAAGGCGCCAGCACCGTTATTGATAATCCGGCACTGCCAACTGGTTCCGATAGGCGCAGCTTGGACGTTGGGGGGCAAAGACAGCAACATATTGGCGACTGTCGGCAAAGTGAGCGCCGCACCGGCGCCGAGAGTGCCAGCAAGAAAGAGGAAATTCTGAGCTGCCCCCGAAATCTGAGGACCTACGAGCGTAAATGCTGTCGTGTTCGCGGCGGAATTGACGTTGGTTTCCTGAAACGGATTAATGTTCAGAATGGCGCTGTTCAGAGATGTGACATCCGGGAGCGCACCGAGCAACCCCACATTAGGGTTATTACCCGGGCCAATGATCGCCGGGAAAAACGAGCCGATCAACGCGGCGAGGTAAGTTTTCTTCACGATACTCTCCTGAAAGATTTAATAAGGGTTTTACTACTTTTGGTTATAAAAGTCAATTATGCATATTCGTAGACGATGACAAGACCCGGAGAACCGTTTCCCCCAGCGGAAGCTGCGGCTGATGGACCGTTGATTTGCCCAGCGCCGCCTGCACCGAAACCGCTAGCGTTCGCCACAGACCCGGTTCCGCCTCCACCCATCTGGCTGTTGGCGCCCTGCCCTGGTAAAAAGTTTAATGCACTGGGAGAGATAAAAGAATTTGAGCCGCTACCCCCCGGCGCGTTGAGAATAGAACCACCTGTTGCCGCGCCGCCCGCTCCGCCGCCGCCATTGGCTTGCGCCGCAGCAACCGCTGTTGTGCCACCAATACCGCCACTCGCCACGATACCCGCAAAACTACTGTTACCGCCCGTATTTCCCGTCGAACCTGACACGCCCGTACCGCCTGCACCGACTATCACCGTCGCGCCGGAAAAGCCCGAAGTCATGCGGTGTTCGATATAACCCCCCGCACCACCGCCACCGCCACATGAACCCTGTCCGGCGCCTGTCGCGGCGGCTCCGCCGCCCGCAGCTCCCGCAGCTTGAATGCGCGCAATCACACTATTCGTGCCTGCTGTCGGCGTGTAAGTGCCGCCGGCTGTGAAACGTTGAATATTAATCAATGCACCGGTTGTGAGACCGAAAACGGGATCGACAGCTGCGCCTGCGCTAATTAACGCCTGACCCGCCGTACTCGGCGCTGCAAACGCCACATTGCTCGTCCCTTCGCCAAGCATAACGGCATGGGCAGTAAGCGTCGCCAATCCTGTGCCGCCATTCGCGGGTGATAGTGCCGTAGTCAACGCTAAGGTCGTGAAATTTCCTGCGGCGCGGGTCGTAGTGCCAATAGGGGTTCCGTCAATGGCGCCACCGGTGATCGCCACCGCGTTCGCGTTTTGCGTGGCGATCGTGCCCAAGCCGAGATTCGTACGCGCCCCCGCTTGCGTCGTGGCGCCAGTACCCCCTTGAGCAATGGCAAGTGCTGTGGTAAGAACTAATGAAGACGCCGCCAAGGTGGTGAAAGTCCCCGCAGCCGGAACAATCCCCCCGATAACTACGCCATCAACCGTACCCGCCAACGCATGTACCGCTGCGACAGTCGGGTTGGGGTATGTTCCGGAAAGGTCACCCCCGGCCGGCCCTATCGGTATTGTGCCGGCTGCAATCTGATTCAGGTAGATGCGAACGGCGCCCGCCAGTTGGTTGAACGCCAACTGGACGCTGATTTGTGTAAGATCTGCGCCTTGCGCATCCACCCTGGGGGCGGTGAGAGGATAAAGATCGCTCATAGCAGTCTCGCCAACCTTTCCTGTTTCGATGGATGGCTATCAGTTTGTGCTATCGGACAGCGCGCCAGCACCATCGCCAAACCTGTTGTATGGCCGCCTTTAACAGCGTGTTGATCGGCTTCGAATTCCTGCGCCCGACACATCGCCCAATACGCGTCTTCTCTGATAAACACCTGTAGCGTCACCATCCACCAAATACGTTTCCACGCATGCCGATGCACGATATGGCCACGTTCATGCGCCAGCACCGCCAGCTGTTCACGAGGGGTCAGTTTTTCGAACAGGGAACCCGTTCTTATTGTTCCCCAGGGTGTGGCGTAGGCGATAAACTTTTTCATCGCGGCATCGCCTGTGGGTCAGCCATCTGATCCGGATGAATTGCACCAGGTGGTTGCTGCGGCCGTGGCTGCCCCGGCTGTGCACCTGGGCGTGGCGTACCCGCCACTCCAGGACCGGTGCCACCTGGCACACCAGGTTGACCCCCTTGCTGCTGGCCCATGGCCTGTTGTTGCTTGGCTTGCATCGCCTGGGTGTGCGCCTGGATATGCGCCCGGAACAAACTCAACGGATCGCCCGTCAATATGGCACCTTGCTGGTGTTCCTGAATATGGCGTGCATCGTCATCGGCCGGATGCACTTCGGCTGGTAACCCGTTGTGCATCATCAGATTCTCTTCCGATGGCTCAACGTGGAACAGATTGCGTTCATCGATCAGGATTTTTGGCGCGACTTCCACCCCGAAAATCTGACCAGTACCGTACTCCAGAATAGGAGTAATGTCCAAGCGCCGGCCGTTCAACTGCTGCGGTGGAATGCCACGCATGACGTTCATCCATGAAATCATCTGCTGGATACGCTGCATGCCCATCTGGAATGAGGTACCCGCCCAACGGAAAAAATAGCGCTCCCCGAAAGCCTGAGGCGGGATTTCTTGCAAACGTTTCTCGGTACCGACCTCGCCCATGTTGGCGATAGTTATTTCCTTGGTACGAAATTGGCGGTCAAGTTCGAACATGCGCTCCAGTAACGGATTGAGGATCACCTCCTCGTAGCGTTTGGCATGGTCAACGATATTGGTTTCTTGGGTTTGCGAGGCGGCAGCCTGCTGCGCCTGGTTCTTGCGGCCTTGGGGGACTTTGCCGAGCATGGCCTCATTCACGTCCATGGACTCCTGGATCTGCTGCTTGATCGCGCCGCAGAGCTGAATAGAATCTTTCCACAGAGGGGGAAACTGCGCAAATTGCGTGGTGTTCGGGTTCGCCAGCCACACAGCCGCCAAACCCATTACCATGCTCTGATAGTTCGGCTGCGCTAGAGGGTCGGTCATGACGATAGGCAGGAGCGCGTACTGCGCAGAATCCTGCCCCATGTTGAAATAATCGTTCAGGTTCCATTGCAGATATTTCACCGGCTCGATCTTGGAAACACCGAAGAACGATCCTTGGATACGTTCAATTGGCGCGCTAAGAATCGGGCGCCAGCCGCCCCAGAACGGGTTTCGAATGATACCCAGGATTTCGTTTTGTCCAGCGTAATACACGTACACCGGTTCCTTGTAACCCTTGCCGAGGTCCAGATTCGTGTGCACTTCATAGATCAGGGCGTACTTGTACGTGCCTTCGGTGCGTACGCCAGCATCGCCGGTACGCTTCTTCGGGGGGACGTACTTCTCACGGCCGCCTGTGGGTTTGGCGACCTTGTCGAGCAATTCTTTCGCTGTGGTACCGATAAACACGCCTTCATCGACCAGCTGCTCCAGCTTCTCCTTGGACATGCGAAGCCGGATACATGTCGCCGTCGCTTCCTCGATGCTGTTGCATGTAGGCGGATACACGGCTAAATCCTCGGTTGCGAAGGGAACGATGTCCGGGCCTTCGTCGATGACTTCCTTGTTTTCGGTCTCGTATTCTTCCTCGGCGGTCGTATCCTCGGCGGTGATCGAGCCGTCAGCATTGGACAGCGTTGGCGGCTTCTTCTTGATGACTTCCGTCACACGTCTTGTGGACTTTGTCCAGTCAACGTACAAGTTCCACTGCCCAGTGACATCGCCGGCCAACATGTCCGCGCGTACCACGTCTTTCAGGTGACCTTTGCGGATATAGTGCTCAAGCAAAGACATCTGCGCGAACGGTGTGTCGCCGGTCGGGCCGACAGCATCGACGTGTTTGTAGTTGGCGGGGAATAATTGCGCCAGGGTGCGCTTGATACGAGCGTTGATACAGTCGCGCACCGCAGGGACGTAGCACAAGGAGTTGCCGGAATATTGTTGATTCTCGTCAGGGGTCGCCTGGTAAATGTTCCAGTACTCCTCGATCCGGTCCATCTGTTCCTGCTTGTTCTCGTAGCACTTGGCGATTTTGGGGTACAACTTTTCGGCTTCGAGGTAGGCTTCGGAATCGGGCTGGTCGGCCCAATTCTCCAATTCCTCGTCGAGTTTTTCCGCGTCGATTCCCCGGGAATCAACCTTACCGACTTTGATGTCCTCAGCCGGAACCTTGCTTTTCTTTGCGCGTGGCATCAGCCTATAACCTTGCCTGCCAGCCGGCGGGCCACCGAGGTGCCGGTGTTGCGCTCTTTCGGCGTGCGTGATGGTCGGTCGTCAGGTTCCGGTTTTTTGGACAATTTGTCGTAGACACCGCCCGTGCGCATGTCTACGGATTTCGACCAGTTCTTACCGGTGTTTCCGCGCATATCTTTCTTGGTAGCCATGATCACAACCCCAGCAAAGTTTTGGCGCGTTCCGCCAGCGCAACGAAAGGAGCGGCAACGTCGGTGCCCAGTGCATTGGCGGCAGTGACTACCTCATCCCACAGCGCCAGGTGTGGCGCGGCGACGGTCAGCGCAGTTTGGCGATCATCCGCCAGTTTCTGGTTGGCGGCGTCGAGTGCGGTTTGCGCAGCCTGGACAGCCGCCAGATCGGCAGCGATATCATCCTGAATGCTCATGATCACAGCCCCTTTTTCGCCATTTTTTCACGCATCGGGCCGCCGGTCAGTTTCTCCGGTACCGATTGCGGCTTGCCATGGGCGCCGCCTTGCTGCTTGCCCTTGAAGAAGTCCGTCGGCTTTTGCGACGGGGCTTTCGGGTGGTTGGTTTTCGATACGGCCATCATTTTCTCCTAGGAAGAGATGTCATGTAGGTAACCCCCTGGGGATTGGTCCCCATATGGGCGCTATCCGGGAGCATATCACTATTCCCTTGACAAATGCTAGCGGCCAGTGTTTCCAGCCCTTCAACCAGCGTCCTGTGCGGTCCGCGCTCGGGTTCGCCTGACATGCGCAAATCCTTGCCCATCGGGAAGTTATACCCCCCGGTCAGGGCATTGCCCGTGTGCTTCGCCTCGGATGTTACCAGCAACAGCCGCCGGCCGCGCACCTCGGTACGGATCAGTGGCGACAAGGCGCCGCGCGCAACAGACGCGTATCCGCCGCGGTGCGCCGGCAAATTGGCCGTTCGCAGCGCGTTCATGAGCGGCAGCCTGTCCTTCTGGTCAGCCACATCACCTGTGACCCAGCACGACAGCCGGCGGCCAGGGTACACCGCGCGCACCACGGCCAGGATATCCGGCACTGCCTCCAGCGGCGACACTGGCGAGGCCCAGTCCGCCAGCACCACCAGGCGTTCCCCCTCGACCGCTACCAGCACAGCAGTGGTCTCGGTGCTACTGGCGTTGAACGTGATGGCCAGCTGCGTACCTTGCGGCGGCTCGTACTCCGCCACGAAGTTCCACGGCCCGAAATCCTCGTACACCGGCGTGCCGGTATAGACCCGTAGCACGTACGCCAGGGCGTTGACGATGTCACGCTTGCCTGAGGGGAAGTTCAGCAGCTCGGCTACCAGCTGCGCGTGCGCCCCGCGGCCGCCGACCAGGATAATGTCGCCGGCTTCGAAGAAAGGTTGCAGCCCCATGATGAACTGGGTTTTGTCCATGTTCTGCGGCGCCTGTAACGGCTTCAGGTTCAGTGACCGGCCCTTGGAGAGCATCGCGGCGCGCATCGGTTGCAGTAGCCATTCGTCCAGACTATTTTTCTCGATCGCCACCGTCGCCTCGCCAAACTTCTTCGACGTCACGAAACAGTCGTCGATGATCTGGTCCGGCTTCCAGTACTCGCCTGAACTCGCATGCACATATACGCGCGACCCCAGGCGGCTTACCACCACTCGCCCCGTCCTGTCCGACTTCTTGATGTCCGTCGTCCGGGCCGGATCGATGATCATGGTTTTCGGCAGCCACGGCGCCGGATCGAACATGACTTCGCTGAAATGCCTGTCCTCGAAAGGCTTGTCCTGGGTGTCGATCGCCATCAGCATGTACTCCTGCAAGAACCCCCGCAGCTGCCCGGCGCGCTCGTATTCGTCACGCTTCTTGCGGATCCAGTCCATCGGGTACCGGTCCGGCCAGGTGGCCTCGGTCCGTGGATCGTCGATATCGCCATTGCAGATCGGGTACCGGCCGCACGTCCATGCGGCGTCGCTACGCAGCCGGGAGATCATGCAGTCCTCCGCCAGTGGTGTCCCCGTCACCCTTATTTTCCCCCGCTCCTTGTCCATGGCCGGCATCAGTTCGAGGTAGATTTTCTTCATGGTAGCGTCCACCGCCAACTTGTCCTTGACCGAGGTACGGTTCTCGATATCGTCCAGGTAAGCGCGGTCGGGCCGCAAGTCATGCCACTTGAAACCGCGCAGCTCCTCCTCCCAGCCGTGAGCCTCAATCATGACGCCGTTCATGAGTTCGATCTGGTTCTCGTTCCACACATTGCCGGCTTTCTTCAACTGCCCGAACAAGGCGTACAGTTTGGAATTCTTTACGGCTTCGTGTTTGATCGCCTCCAGGCGCTGACAGGCTTTGGTGTAGGTCTCGCCCAGGATAATGCAGTAGCCGAAGTTGGCGTAACACGCTTCCAGCAGCAGGAACTCCTCGGACAGGGTGGACTTGGCGCCCTCCCGGAACGCTTCGACCAGCACGTTCTCGTCGGATGAGCGCCACAGGTCCATGATATCGACGTGGAATGCGGGGCTGGCTTGTGGGTGGCGATGCGGGAAAATCATGGCGCTGCCGAGTGCACGGTCTTCGGATACCGCTTTCAGGACTGCGGCGTTGGATAAGGCTGCCATAGGGTTTTCCGTGTAATTTTTCGCGAGTATAGCATCCTGATTTTTATGCGTGTTTTTTGGTTCGCGGATCGGGGATCAAGTCTACAAAAATCACAACCGCCCCGTCCGGGGGAGGGAGGCCCCCAGAGTTGAGAATAGTTCTCATTCATAGTGGAAATCGGGTCCGGAAGCTATTTTACATAATAACAGTTATGCGAATATTGCACTGCAACATCCTTTATAATCAATGACTTACAACGCGTAGTATATTGATGGACATAACGAATTGGGGTTATTTTACGTTGTGCAGCGCAGCATTGAACTGGCGTGAGTACTCACTAACTTTGGGGGCTGTCATCGCACGGCGATGCATGTTTTGGGGTTGCGGACCAGTGCCGCTTCCTCCAATTAGCCTATCCCTACTCCCTTGTCCGTATGCCGTTCACATACTCCCGGGAGTATGCAGCCTTACGCCACAATCCGTGATACGCGCGCCTGATGCAAGCGTTGACACACTCGCCTTGCAATTCATTTAGCATTTGATATAATAAAAGCTCACCAACCCGAACAGGAGAAATTTATCATGAAACACCTTATCGTTCTCATGGGCCAGGAGCCGCACTGCCCCGCCTTGGACATCACTTGCGGTTACCTGGAGTATCTGTCCTACGCCGATGTCTATCACCCTTTTGAACGCCTGTTCTATGTTCGCTCGGTGCCTTATTCTGCGATCGTGCTGCAATGAGCTACCTCGTGTACGGCATCTTCATGCCGCAATCCGAACCCCCGATCGCGTACATGGTCAGCGACATCTATCCTTCCTTCGAAGCCATGGGCGACGCTGTGGCCACACACCTCGGCTTCGAAGACCGTGATGCCCTGCTCCACGCAAACCCTGGCCTGCTCCTGGCAGCACTTCCCCTGCAATAAACCCGAAACCGTTTAAAACGCATTTTGAGACGTTTTCGGGTCTCGTCCTTATTCCGGTACTCCCTTACCCTTGATCATCGCCTGTGGCCCCGGAATCGTGGCTCCTTGGGCCTTTACGGCGTGGTCGATGTCCTGTGAACAACAAGCAGGACAAATCTGCTCTTTCGCTCTCACCATCTCGATCAAACCAATCTCAAACGCTTTCCCACACCGGAAACACAAAGTCGCATCTTTTCGCATGTTCATCTTTCTATTACTTTAAAACAACACACTTCATCTGCTCCGGTTCCTCCGGTCCCTCCGATCCTCCAGTCTATAGACACTGGAGGAATCGGAGGATCGGAGGAGATTACTCCGGAGTCGAATCGGAGGAGATCGGAGGAGAACCGGAGGAACCGGAGGAAACTACTGGCGCATCGCCTGCAAACCCAATCCAGGAGCCGTTCATGTAAAAAATTCCCTGTTTAACCAACCGGAGGAGAGCACGATGAATATTGTCAGAACGCTTATCCGGGAACTGAACTTGGATCGCTTCGATCAATTCCACTTCTTGCATCTGTGCATCAGGCGCATCACCGAGAGATTCAGCGAATATGTTAATAACTGCGCGTTGGAAATCATACCGAGGGTCATTGAAGTTGCTAACTTTTGCTTCTTTACCTGCTTTGGCGGGGACATCGTCGGAGGGTTGGACAACACATGTGGTAATCGGATCGCCGTCTTGGTCTTGACCGACTTCAATCACGGGAAGCGTGAACCCGAATTCAAGATTCACTTCGCCATCCTTTTGCTTGGTGATCTTGGCGGCATGCAGGGATTGGTTCTTGAATACCTCGATGACGACGTCAGCCGCCGCGTAGATGGCGGACGAGCCGCGCAGGCCCTTGGTGTCGTCCTTGCCGGTGTGGTGGACGACTAAGACCATGGCGCCGGTATGCTGGCTAATATACTTGCACAAACCGATAAAGATGCCCATGTCCTTGGTCGAGTTCTCATCCCCGGTGTGGCTGGCGGCCATGGTGTCGATGACGATAAGTGATGCGCCGCCGCGCAGGTTGGTGGACGTGACAATGGCGTCGGCGTCCTCCGCGCTGAGCAGGTTAGGTGCCGCCGGCATGATACGCGGCCGGTTGCCGGCGGTACCGAATTGCTGGTCGTAGGCGGCTAGGCGCTTCTTGATACCCTCTTGCGCTTCGGCGGCGACGTACACCACGGCGCCGGCGTTGGTCTTCCGGCCGCGCCATTCGCCGCCGCGGGCGATGGTGGCGGCTAGGTCAAGTGCGAAGAACGTCTTGCCCGAGCCGGAAGCCCCGTACAACACCCCGAACTCGGCTTGGGGCAATACACCCTTGACGATCCACGACAGGGAAGCGAAACCTTGCTGGTAGTCTGACCATGCGTATTGCGGGTAGGGGTCGTCGGTGACTGGCGCGCGCGGCGCCGGGGCGTCGGGGTCCCAGCCATGTTGACGGGCCAATTTCAGGATGGTGAGACCGGTGACGGCGCCGGGGCGGTCGCTGTGGATATAAGGCCACACGTGTTCGTCGAGGAAGGCGCGATCATACTTACCGGAGCGGGCGGACCAAGCGTGCGCGAGCTGCAAGCCATGGTCGGCACCCTGTGTCTCGCGGTGGATAGCGAATATGATGTTGCGCCAGGCGTCGTAGTCCAGCTCGTGGCGGTCTTTGTTAGGGATTTTGGCGAGAGCGGCCTTCAATGTCTTAAAATCAATGGCCGGCTTCCAGCTCATGAGCGGGTCATCGGCCGGCGGCTTAGGGGGAGTTGCGGGAACGCGGTGTTTTTTCTCCCACTGGCCTTGGCCCACAAGCCGGGAGGCGATGGTTTCAAACCCAGCGACGAAAGCTGCGGCCGCTTGTTCGGAGAGTACTGGCAGTTGATCGTAAGGCAAGTCGGTGAGATTACCGCGTGGCCAGGTGTACGGCTGGAGCGTGTCGGGATGCTGGTGATACGCCACCCACTGCTGTCCGTCGGCCAGGATCTCGACATGGTGCTCGGTATCGGTCAACGGATCGTAGTAATAATCGGAGGATATTTTCTTGAAAGGGGTATCGCAGCGGAACGGGACCAGGAACTTCGGCGCCATGCCAATACGTGTGTGCAGTACGGGTCCGAAGTGACGCTCTAAGAGCCGACGCACTTCCTCGGCGATCTTCTCGTCCAGGATATCGACGTCGATAGCTGGTGTGTGGGCAGCCAGCACACCGATACCGTCGTCAGCGGATCCGTTCGCCAGCCAGGCGTCCACAAGTTCGCGTGTTGCTTCTATTTTCTGCCAGCCGGGTTTGCGCGGGCCTTTTGTTCCAGGCGGGAGGGGGATGATGGAATAACCGAGCGCGACGAGCTGTGCGCCGTATTCTTTGAGATATCGCATGTAAGGCGCTCCAAGAGGCAACAAAGCCCTGGATGCCGTTGGCCGGCGGTCCAGGGCTTTGGATTATTTTTTGACAGCGTTGGCTGGCTGGCAGTTTTGGTAATAAGGGCAGTTTGCGCAAGTCTCATTCAGATCAGCCCTGGTCAATTCCCCGTCGGCAGCGGCCTCGATTCGCGCCGCCATTTCACTGGACGCATTCCGGTAACCAGCTCCGAGGTGGTAGAGACGTTGGAGAGATAGCTCGGCTTTCTTGGCCACTTCTTTTTTACGTTTCCCGGTCGCCGTGTCCATCCACTGCTTAAAACGCTCCGATATCATGAACTTCTCCTTATTCGATAAGCGGAGTATAAGCGTGCGTGTAAGACTTCTCAAGTGATATTTGATAACAATTGCTATAGCATATAAACGATCAAAATACTAGTAACAATTGATAAAATAAAAGTGTTGACTTCACGTTTTCTAGGGTCTAAATTCTGTTCTGCGTTACCCATTAACCGTTTTAATTAAACCCGAAGCGTCTCAACCAGATACCAGGAGAACACCATGGCAGTATCAAAATTTATTCGTCGTCCAGATTTTGCGGGAGGCGGAGTGACACCTGAGGAAAAAATCAAGCTGGACGCCCATGCGCAATTGTGGATCAAACGCGCCATGCGTACGGATCCAATTGTCCCGTCTAAAATCGTCCCGGCTATAAAGAACTTATACGCCGCTGCCGGTTTGAAAGAACCACGTGTCGTAATCGTACCAAGCCCTGCGGTTATGGCTTTCGCTTATGGTGCGGCTTCGTGGATTATCCACTGCCGTAAGCAATTAATCAAAAACGAGGCAACCTACGAGGCAACCGGCGAGGCAACCCGCGAGGCAACCGGCGCGGCAACCCGCGAGGCAACCGGCGCGGCAACCGGCGAGGCAACCTACGCGGCAACCTACGCGGCAACCCGCGAGGCAACCGACGAGGCAACCCGCGAGGCAACCGGCGCGGCAACCCGCGAGGCAACCCGCGAGGCAACCGGCGCGGCAACCCGCGAGGCAACCGGCGCGGCAACCGGCGCGGCAACCTACGCGGCAACCCGCGAGGCAACCGACGAGGCAACCCGCGAGGCAACCGGCGCGGCAACCGGCGCGGCAACCGGCGCGGCAACCGGCGCGGCAACCTACGCGGCAACCTACGCGGCAACCTACGCGGCAACCCGCGAGGCAACCGACGAGGCAACCCGCGAGGCAACCGGCGCGGCAACCCGCGAGGCAACCCGCGAGGCAACCGGCGCG